TTGCAATCCTAAAAACTCAAATGCCATTCTTGGAAGAGTTATAGAAACAGGCTTATTAAGATCTGCTTCCTGCTGCATTCTTGCAAGAAACTTTTGAGTTGGTCCATATGCTAGTGGAACCTTAATGATGGAACTTGATTTTTTTACTTCAATTCCATTAAATAAAGAACCAAATCCTATAATAACAGACCTGAAGATCTCGTTGTAAAAATACTCAAACATTATTTTATACCATTATACTTACTATTTAACGAAATAAAATTAAGGCATTCCGAAAGGATTAGTCTCAGTAAAGTCTATAATATCATCTCCTGCTGATTGAATAGCATCATTTTCTGCAAATCCAGAAACTAAATCATCCTTATTAGTCTTTCTAACAGCAAACTTAGCACCAGAATTAGATCCAATAATTGTTTCTCCATTAGTAAAGTTGGAAGATATTCCAGATATTTCTAATGTGTTATTAACTGCATCCCATTCCTTAACTCTTGCAGTTGCTCCAGAAGTCTGACCTGTAATAGTCTCATTAAAGACAAAGGAACCTGTTCCCATACCCACTCCAGCACCAGTAGGTGCTTCAAATGTAACAGTTGGAACCTCAGAGTAACCAACACCAGCGTTAGTAATATATGCAACTGTTACAATACCAGCAGCATTAATATATCCAATACCATGTGCAGAAGTACTACCAATTCCTGTAGGAGCTCCTGGAGCACTTACAGTGAATGTTGGATGTGTGGTATATCCAGAACCACCACTAGTAATAGTAACTACTCCTATTGAACCACGAGTTGTAATTCCTACTGTACCAGCAGCACCTACTCCAAATCCAGTAGGATCTTGAATAGTTAACCAAGGAGCTTCTGTATATCCAGCACCAGCATTAGATATATGAACTGCTGATATTTTTCCATCAGTTAATCCAGTATTACAATCTATCCAAGTATTTGCAATAGAAGCAACACCAACTGCATTCTCAGAACCAGAAGGTGAAGAAGATATACCAATTAAAGGTTGAGCTTGATACCCATTACCCATATTGGACATATAAATTTGCTGTACACCACCTGTTGAAACATAAGATGCTGTAGCAGTAGCAGTGGTAGCAGCTCCTATCAAAGTAAGAGTAGCAATATATCCTAGTTGTTCTACTTCATCATCAATAGTCTCAACACCAGTATCAATAACCTCATCCTCATAACGGAAGAGCTCACATCTAAGTTGATAAACGTAATTCTTTTTGAGTTGATAGAATGGTTGCTCATGCTCAACATACTTAATTTCAAACAATCTATCACCTAATGGGAAGTAAATAAGATCCCCTTCTTTAGGTCTAGTTGCCAATTCAATATTAGGTAAATTCTTTATAAGTGGAGTAATATATGTTTCATATCTTTCTCTAGAAATTATAAGAGTAAGATCATCTACATTCTGTATTCCAAACTTAGATAGAAGTGTTCCTTGCCCACCATATCCTTCATAACTATCAATATATGCTTCTAATGGATATGCACTATCAAATTGAGATTCAATGACTTCCTTTATAACAGTATTTTGAGCAATATATCTTCTAGGAATGTAATATACCTCAACGCCATAAATTGTCAACTGTTCGTTGATTAAACTTTGGACTAAACTTTGTTCGCTTTTAGATCCTTGTAAGAAATAAGAATTGAGTGCCATATTATTCTACCTCAAGCAATCATGTCTAGAGGTGGAATCTCATAAGTACTAAGCATTTGCTCCTTAATTTCACTAATTTCAGATTGACCATCATCATATATTTGTCTTCCATTTAATTCTATACCTCCAGGAAGTTTTACTCCTTGGAATTTGATTAAATTCTGTCCCCATTGCCTTTTAACTAAAGCAGTAAGATATGCTTTTACAAACCTATCATTGAATACCTTAGTAGATGCATCAGGATCTAAAGCAGTAAAACAATCTATGATTATAACATCTCCAGCAGCAGTTTCCTCCCAATCAACATCCAAATATAACCTATCTTGTCTGATATTAAATCTCACTCTAGTATGAGTATTTAAAAGGAAATCCATAGTTTCCAAATAACTCATAGCCATAGAATATCCTAATAATTCAGTTCTCCCCCAAAAATATAGATCATTTAAAACTAACTGATATTTAAAGCTGAACATGTTACCAGTCATGCCCATTGCTTGATTATTTTTCAGTTTAAAAACTTTTTTAATACCAAGAACATTTGGTGGAATTTGTAGATAATTTCCACTCTCATAATATTTAAAAGTAGTAGCACCTATACCAGCTAGAGTTGCATCAACAGTAGTAGATGAAATACCAGGTCCAGTTACAGGATCTCCAGCTACACTTGCTGTTCCTCTATCAACATCACCTTGAGTGAATTTATATTTTAAGAAATTTTCAGTAACTCCATCATAATGTCTTTCTTGGTAAAATTGAATAGCATCATCCACTAAGTCTTGGAGTTGCTCTTCTGCAACATTAATCTCCAAAACAGGAGCACCCAACTGTCTTAGGGAATAATCTATTAATTCTTGTCGTGAAGAAGGTTGCGCCATTTATATAGATTTTACCTTTTAGTTATTTAGGGAGCGGAAGAAATACCTCCTTGAACCATTATATTTCCTGACACTATTGTATAGATTGTAGAACCAGAACTTACTAAAATATCATAAACGTGCCTACCTTTCTTTAAATTTCTAGTATCAGTAGACCCTAAAGATATTTGAAATTCACCACCAGCAGCACTAGTAAATCCTACTGCAAAAGTAGTTGATATTCCTGCAGTTGCTCCAATAGCAACAGATTTGGTCATTTGAGAAGAACCAGAATAACCTGTAAAATTGTAAGCAGACTTATCTGGTTTAACAACTGCAAAAGTAGATTTAAAATCTGCTCCTGAATTAATAGTTAAATTAACACCGTATGCTACTCCAGAATCTGGATCAAATGTAATAGTGTTATTTGCCATGTTACTTACTTATTAGTGTTTGGAGCATTGACTTAATATCACCAATATCACCAGTTAAATGATCTACTTTCTTTTCAAGTTCACCAATTCTTTCTTCCTTGGTTTTCATCTTATTTCTACTTCTAACGTAGATATCATAATCATTGGTATTTTTGTTTATAATAGCGTTTGTTTCACTATCTCTAAAAATACCAGGTGAATCTTGTACAGGAATTAAAGTCATAATTATGCAAGAGCAGTAGCACGAAGTCTTTGCATTTGTGGAACAACTGCTGAATTTGTAGAAGTTCCAATTATTTTAATTCTATAAGAACTAAATGGGTTAAGATCATCAGTACTGTATGTATATTCCTTCATAAGATCAGGTGTTGCCTCTGGAACATATACATCTACTTTAGGAACTTTCTGATTAGCCTGTCCATCACTAGATGTTGGTGTAATAATATCACCATTAATATTCAGATTTTTAAAACCAGGGAAAGGAATAAAGATTGTATCCTTAATTGGAGTATCTTGATTGATAGCATAAAATACTCTTACATCACATACATCTGGAACATAAGCATCAAGAATAACCTGAAGAGAAGTTGCAGGATTTTCTAATATAATATTCTTAGTCACATAGAAGAATCTATCAGGGTCTTTAACAGAACTGTTAACTCTAAAGTCAGCAGCAAAATCAGTAATAGGTCTATTAATTCTATTATTAACGAAAGTACAAGATGCATGTTCTAAATTAACCATAGGACTCAATCTTGGGTCACTAGCAGCCAAATTAAGAACCATAGTTAAAGACTTATTACCAGGAAGATCAGTTAAATATGTATCTTCATTAGGTTTAGATGCAACCATTCTAGGAGTATCAAAATAAGTCTTCTGTCCTAATGCAACTTCAGTATATCCCTTATCTCTATATGCAGCTTCTGAACCATTAACACTAGCAGCAGATACTGTTCTTGCTTGTGCTTTAATAGTACATCCTGTAGGAGTCATAGTTTCAAACTTAGGAATCATTAATGAGTAAGGAATATTATATGTTCCTTTAACATCAGGACCTCCACCAACTGATTTTGTATTCAATTTCAATGGTAAGAATGTATCAGAATTTGCACTACTTCTATTAGTACCATAATCAGTATCAGTAGTATTAATTTTCACATGATAAGTGTCTATAGTAATAGCGTCTTCACTAGTTACACTCACATCACCCAAACTATGCTGTCTATTAATTCTTCTTAGTGATACACCACCAAACTCATACTTCCATACTATATCTTTATTTTCATGTTGAGCAGCAGCAGTAGAATCTACACCTCTACTAATACCAGTTAATGTATTTCCAGATACTCCAGTATATTTGATAATTTCCTGATCAATTTTAACATATCCTGGATTAGATGAACCAACTGCTACATTTTCAAAGTTAGTGTAAGCAGTACCAGCTTGAACATTAATAGCAGCAGTAGATGTTCTACCATAATCAGATGTTAATGTACTAGGAATTACATTACTTTCAATATCTTTTAAAGTTACTTGGTTTACACTATTATACATTCCATGATTTCTCTGATGTATCTTCAAATGTAATCCATCATCAGTTGTAGAAACAGATTGAGGAATAATCCTTCCATTAACTTCACTACCACCATTAAGTTCAGTAGAAACACCAACAGAGTCAATATACCATATCTGAGCAGCACTACCACTAGTATCAAAGTCACCTTGAGTATCTGTTATGACTAACTCATTAAATGCTCCTATACCAGAAGGTTGAGCATCTCCATAAACCTCAGTGTCAGATGAAACAACAGTAAGTCTTAATCCTTCACCATATTCAGCACCAAATGTAGCAGTAAGAACATCACCCTCTTTATATCCTGATCCACCAGAACCAGCTGTACTATAACTAATACCAGCTCCAACTACAGCACCATCAGTAACAGTTAGGAATCCAACAGCACCAGATCCATTACCAGTAACAGAAGTTAGGCTGACATCATTGAATTTAAATGTTCCAGATATAGGACTATACCCAACACCAGGATTAGTAACCAATAATGCAGTTCTTTCATTTACTCCAGAACCTGTTGTAGGAGCATAAGATCTAATAGATCCAGCAAATCCTGTTAATGTTCCATTAGGAACAGCTTCTAAATTAACAGAACCACTTGTTCCTTGATAAACTGTATTTCCACTTTGAAGTTTTACATCAGTAATACTATTTTGATTAATACTACCACCAATTGAAACTCTAACAGTGTTAGGTGTAATTGTTATTCCTTTAGAAGGTATATCCTCTCCATTTTCAGGCATTCCTGGATTATAGAAATTAACAGTACCATTAGTCTTAAAGTTAGCTCTATATAAATCAAACTTAAGATCTTCATACTGACTTGGTGTCCATACAGAAGCATTCTGAGATTTGAATAGTGAACCAAGTAATGGCTGAGCAGACACAACTACTTTACCAGCTTCACTTGCTACTGTTCTAATATCAGTCTCTCCAAGTCTAGAAATCCAAACCTTATAATCAGTAATTGCTGATTTCATAACCATAGCATACTCTGTTTCTGGTTCTAGATAAACAGGAGTTTTAAATCTAAATTCAGTAGCAACAGTAGCATCCTCAGATATATTAATCTTTTCAGGAGGCATAACAACTTCTGAATATGGAATAATCTTAGTTGTTGGAGTTCCTAATTCTGTTGGACGAAGTTGGAATACTACAGGAGCAGAACCATCTTCTGCTTTTGCTTGGAAGTATACATCTACTTTAGAAACAAATATTCCAGTAAGATCATTAACTGTAAATGTTTGTGCAATTGGGTCATCATCATTATTTTCCCAAGGTTCTCTAATAAC